TATTTCGGCGGACACTTATTGGCAGAAATTAACCAATTCTATTTATGACTTCAAACCAAGGCGCGGAGGGTTACTCCAAAAAGTTCCGGAGGGGGCTTCGTTAATATGTTTTCATGGTAAACCTCGCATTTTTGAGGCAGTTAATATAGGATGGGTTAACACCTACGTAAATTCAAGGGTTTCCTGCCCGGAGCAGGGTGATCGTAGTGTTACTGTTATAATACCGTACAACAAGGATCGGGGCTGGTTACAGGCAGCAAAAGACAGCGTACCAGAAGGCGTTCAATTGTTGTTAAGTAAGGGGGACGGAAATTGGCCTGAGAATTTTAATGCGGTACTTGATAAGGCTACCGGGCGTTATATTCGTTGGCTACATGAAGACGACATGCTTACTCCGAATTGTATAGAGGATTCAATAAAGACATTTGAGGAACAAGATGTTGATTTCATTCATGGCCCCGCTGTTGAAATCTTTATGAACGCTGGACGAGCCACACAACGATATACACCACCTATTAAATATCCTACCGTAGATGATTTATTGAGGAAGAATGTTTTGCACAGTGCTACAATGATGTATAAACGTGAGGTATTTGAAAAGGTGGGCAAAATGAATGAGACATTAAATACAGCAGAGGAATTTGAGTTTAATCTGCGGTGTTTAAAAGCAGGGTTGAAAATAGGGTACTGTGAAACACCTTTGGCTTTTTACCGCAGACACGCTCAGCAAAAGGTACGGGTCGTTCCAAAAGAACAGAAAGATAAAGAACGTGAACAAGTGAAACAGTTATACAGATGATAGAGCAAGATCCTATATTAGTCACCGGAGCCTCCCGAAGTGGTTCGGGCATCGCCGCCGGAGCATTCGTCAAATGTGGGGCGTTTGGAGGCATAATGACCAATAAGAGGGGATTGTACGAGAATGATAAGGTACGTGATCTCTTGGTGAAGCCTTATCTCCAGGATGCTGGTGTTGATCCGCTTGGGCAATTTCCATTACCGGATACGACCAGCATGTTGATACCGCGCCATTGGCGCTCTCAAGTACAGGAGATAATGGAAGAGGAGGGCTATACAGGGGGCCCGTGGATGTACAAGGATTCTCGTATAGGGTTGATGTGGCCGATTTGGCATTATGCCTTTCCAAACGCTAAATGGATTCTTGTTCGTCGCCGTACTGGTGACATTGTTGACTCTTGTAAAAAGACCGCTTATATGGCTGCTTATAAGAATCAAGCAAATCTTGAGGCAATTAATGTAACTACGGAGGATGAGGGTTGGAAATGGTGGATACATGAGCAGGAGAAACGCTGGGTCGAAATGATGAATGAGGGAGTTAATGTCAAGGTTATTTGGCCTGAAAGAATGGTGGACGGGGATTACCGACAATTTCATGAGACTTTGGAGTGGGCCGGGTTAAAATGGAACCCAAATATTTATAACTTTGTGGATACATTACTTTGGACAAGTCGTAAAAAGAAAGGAGGCTGATATGGCAATTCGTGTTACAACTGAAGAGGTTTTGGAAATAATGGACAGTGATGTTGTCATCAGTTCTACACAGGCAACGGCCATGATACGTGCCGCCAGTTTAATGATTGATAAGATATTTGCCGATGACAGTGATGTAACAGCAGAGGAACTAATTGAGTTAGAGCGTTGGCTATCGGCACATATGATAGCTTCAACGTTGGCACGGATGGCCTCAAAAGAAAAAGTTGGGGAAGCTGAAGTAACATATACAGGTAAGTGGGGGGAGTTATTAAAATCAACTCCTTACGGGCAAATGGTACTTCTTTTGGATACGACAGGTAAGATTGCAAACGCAGGGAAGGCGAAAGCAAGTATGTATGCAATTCCAAACTTTGACGAATGAGCAGTTTTGAACAGTTTCTGAATCGCAATTACAAGCAAACGGCTGTCTATTGGGGTAACCCAAGAAATGATGGATATGGGAGAAATCTTTATGATGATCCGGTTGAGATCAAATGCCGTTGGGAAAACAGTTTCCAAGTCTTTGAGGCAAATGATGATAAAGGAACAAAGTTTGTATCAAGGGCGATTGTTTATGTTGGGGTAAACCTTGATTATGATGGGGTACTGTGGTTGGGGACACTTGCTGAATTGGAGGACTATTTGGATAGCAGTTCAGGTTCTTATATAGATCCGGTTGATGTACCAGAGGCCTATCCAATTAAGCGTACTGAGAAAATCCCAATATTGGGAAGAGCCACATCGTTTGTAAGAGTAGCTTATTTAACACCTTGGTTGAATACATAATGGCAAAAAGATTATCGGCACGGAAATACAGAGCCCAATACCCGTTAACTGGTGTACAGGGATTTGAGCAGGTAATGGAACGGCTCAATAAAGCCCTATTAGAAATTGAGGGGGGTTCTGTCCGTGGTTTGGTTTTAGCGGCAGATGCTATCCGGGTTGCTACAGAAACAACGCCACCCCTGACACCGGTTGACCTTGGTAATTTACGTGCCAGTTGGTTTGTAGTAACGTCAAATAAAGATAAGGTAAAGCTACCTGAGGTAAGAAATGAAAAGGGAAAACTTGTACGAGAAGGACGATTCCGTGGGCCGAATGCCGATACAATGAAAAAAGAACACAAGATGGTAAAGACATTGGCTGAATCCGAAATTTCTGCACAGGATGATCTGCATATTGTGATGATGGGGTATAGTGCAAACTATGCAGTCCATGTACATGAAGGTCCTCGGGGGAACCTAGGGGCAAACTTCAAGCGTCCCGGGGCCGGGGTAAAATGGTTTGAAGCAGCCTTCAACCGTAACGCAAAAAAGATATTACGTGTAATCGCAGCTAATGCAAGGGTAAAATGAATGCACCAAGTGAAGATGTAAAAGATATGTTGATTGCTGAAAGTGATTTGAATTTAACTTTTAATAGCAATCTATTCGTCGGAAGAGTCCCTCCCAAGCCTTCTGATGTAGTTGTCATTATTGATACATATGGTTATCCACCAGATTTGGGTTTATCAGAGGCTGATTACGAAAGACCCGGAATTCAAATTATTGTCCGTAATCGCGATTATAATGTTGGAATGCAATTAGCACAAGATATCAAGGCGGCGTTACATGGTCGTAAGCACGAAACATGGAATGGAGCTTTGTATTTGGTTCTCACCTGTTTGGGAAATCCCGCTCTCCTTGAATGGACTGAGAACAATTTAGCAACATTTAGTATTAACTTTAATCTGCAGCGAAGAGCTGTTTAAAAAGGAGGTTAAAAATGGCAAGTAAAGCTATTGCCGGTGTAGGAACAAAGTTCAAGAGATGGAACGGCTCTGCATGGGTCGACATCGCTGAGATCAATTCCATTACCGGACCAAGCATGTCGAGGGACACGATTGACGTCACCTCGTTGGACTCTACTGGAGGGTACAGGGAATTCATCCCGGGTTTCCGTAATGCAGGAACTGTTGTACTCGCAATGAACTTCACTCGTGAGACTTACGAACAGATGCTGGATGACTTCGAAGACAACACTATCCAGAATTACCAGATTGTTCTTCCGGACGAAGAAAACACTGGCTTGGACTTCGAAGGTCTGGTTTCTGAATTGCCTCTGACAATTCCTGCTGATGACAAGGTCACCGCAGACGTCACCATTCAGGTAACTGGAAAAGTCTACGTCAGTTCTGGTGGTAGCACGGGTGTGTAATCAAAAGACATTCCTAATCAAGGAATATTTTTTCAACAAATTATTAACAATCAAAAACAAACTAATCATGGGATTTTTAGACAAGACAGCACTCCTTACAAAAGAGGAACTGGAAATCGTAAAAGTTGACCTGGGTAAAGGTGACTTCGTGTACGTTCGTCAGATGACTGGCAGGGAACGTGACAAATTTGAACAGTCTCTTATCAAAGAGAACAAGAATGCCGAGGGTGGTTTTGAAAGGGCCCTGGATGACTTCCGCGCCAAACTTGCGGTGTGTACCATTTGTGATGAGAAGGGTAACCTTCAACTTACTCCACCTGACGCCCCTCGTCTCAGTCAGATGATGAGTGCCGCACGATTGGAGAAGATCGTTAACAAGGCACAGGAGATGAACAAAATTTCGGAAGAGGATAAGGAGAACTTAACAAAAAACTCAAGCGGCGACCAAGTCGCCAGTTCGCCTTCCGACTCTGCCGAGAATTAGGGTATCCTCATCCAGACTACCTATTGGACCATTTAACATCGGCAC